CAAGCCGACGATGGTAGTGATTGTTCTCTAAAAATAATTACAAAAATGCATACATTTGATAATACAATCATTCCAGTTGGAGCTCGAGATTATCTGGTAAATACACACGCATTTCAACACCAGGAAATAATAAATTGTGAACCTGAAGACTTGACTATAACAGTTACAGTCTATGGTAATACATATATTATTGATGACTACGACATGATTGTTTTAGAAAATAAAGATGTTACTCTCTTGAGATTGAATGATAAACATATTCCATTGTTTAAGGATCAACTTCACAAATTTATTACAGGTCAAGATCTTAATTTGCTACAGGTATCAGATATTAACGGGGACTTAGGCTCTCTGATGAATGATCATCCAGTACAATTTTCCTCCGATGATATTTCGTATAAATTCCGTGGGGAGGTTATAACAATTAATAGTTTTATATGGTATGACCATGTCCCTTGTACAAAGGGTACTTGTGGTACGCCTTTAATACTAAATTGTCCGCATATTCCTTCTTTACATGGTAAAATTGCAGGTATTCATGCAGCGGGAGATCCTGATTCTCAAAAAGGTTTATCAACGGTTCTTACAAGAAATCATATTGAGATGGCTCAAACTGAGAATAATGAGTTAGAAGCACAATCCGGAGACTCCGAGGAGTTACCAGAGTTATTAGGCGATAATGTTTATGACTTGGTAGAAGCTCCAATGGATTTAAGAATATATGTTCCATCTCGAACCGTTTTACGTCCTTCATATTTAAATTTAGACCCAGACTGTTACTTATCAACCACTAAACAACCAGCTATTATGTCAAAGTTTGACAATAGAGCAAAAGGTATCGATCCGAAAGCCAATTATGTCAAGTCTTTATCAGCCACAAAGGTGGTTCAACCCACTAAGGAAGACTTAGATGAAATATTTAAGGCTATTGAGAACCGATTAAAGGAGACTTTATATTGGCCTATTAAAAGATACCTAACCATCCGTGAAGCAATTGGAGGAATTCCCGGAATTCTAGCTAGTGTCAAAGTCATTACATCATGTGGTTACCCTCTCATTTATTCCAGAAAAGGTCGTGGTAAAACCGATCATATATGGTTTAATGAATCGGGTGAGCCTGTATGGTCTGAAGAATTTGAAGCAATGGTTTGGAAAAAGGTCCATGATATAGAGAACTATAATGGTGAACTTATTGATCATATATTTATTGGATATCTTAAAGATGAGTTAGTTTCTGAGAAGAAAATATCTGATGTAAATACACGAGTTATATTTTGTAATAATATGATTTCGTTGGTTGCTTTTCGGATAGTTTTTGGAGCCTTATTATGCGCATTTCACAATTCATTTCCATTTTCAGATTATGCAATTGGTATGAATGCAACTACTTACGACATGGATGTTGTATTTGCAAAACACAAGAGAAGAGTGGGACGTTATCTTGCAGGAGATTATTCAAATTTTGATAAGACACTTATTAGTAGTATCAGGGATGAGTCATATAGACTTCTCGGTCGTCTAATAAATGCTTCACCAAAGTCAATAAATTATCTTATTAAACATGAATGTTATTCCAAATATTTGTTGGGCCCATTCTTATTTAATATAGTAAACAATAATTGTTCGGGGGGATTCCTAACGACATTAATTAATTGTTTACAAGGTGATTTTTACATGCGGTGGGCATTTAAATATATATTTCCTGATATTAGTTATGATAAGAATGTTATTACAATCATTTTAGGCGATGATCACCACACAAGTTTCTCCGAGGAACTTGAAGTTAACCCTCATGATTTTCAAGAATTCTTTGCATCAAAAGGTTTGAAATATGGATCTGCCTTTAAAGGTCAAGAGTTGCCAACTGTGTTGGTTAATTTTGAAGACACTATATTTTTAGGTTGTATCCCAGTTTGTCATAATACTAAATACACAGGAGCTTTGAAGAAAGAATCTATTGAAGGAGCGTTGACATACACCAGGGATAAACACTTAACTTTTCTACAAACTATACATCAGCAAGTTGAGACAGCCTCACAATGGGGCCCTGAATATTATAATTTTTTGATTGCTGAAATTAATGCAAGCCACCTACGCAATAAACGTAGAAAAATTACTTTCGAACCATGGGAAACCATGTTTAGAATACAAGCAAGTAGAGGATCAATAAACAAGCGCTTTAGCTTATTGTCACAAATAGGTTATAACTTGAATATCCCTCAACAATTAGTCCCCTTCGAAGGGGCGTACAATAAGCTAACAATGCAAAGTACAACAACTACTTATAGTGATATTAACGCAGCTGAATCAAATAAAAAACAAAAGACCCTGAAACCATTTAAGTTTAATTCTTTAGAAGCTCAGGGCAATATCTCCAGTACGAATATTAATTACAGCTATGATAATATAACCGGAGATATTCCAACACAGCAAACTATTGCTGTAAAAAACAAACCAAATAATAAGTTGAAAGCTAATGCTACTCTTCCTATGGACAATCCTCCGATGAGTGGAGGCCATGTTCCAATTGCACCCCAATTTTCCTCATTAAGTAAGAGTATAGGGGTTGAACCTACAGTTTCACTACAATTTGACCAGGCTATGATGTTTAGAGAACCAGCTGAGAGTTGTGAAGTTGAACATATGGGTATTGAATCCATATGTGCTCGTCGTAACTATTCAGGAAGTATTGCCTGGGCTGATAGTGATGTAGCAGGAAAAGTTTTAGCAACATTCCCCTTAAATTCTGTTTTAACAATGAGTCCAAATATAGGATCTACCACCTTATATGGTCCTGGAGTTATGTTATTGAATCAATTTCAATTTTGGAGAGCTGATATTGTTCTTGATGTATTTGTACCAAAGACTATGTTCCACTCTGGCAAATTATTAGTAACTCTATCTTATGGAGCCCCAAGTATTGCCTTTACCGAAATTAACCGTTTCCTGAACTATGAACTGGATTTCTCTGGTACCAATATGTGGCATGAAGTTGTTATACCATGGCAGGCAGCTACTGAATTCCTCAGGGTATTTGAAGGAGCTGCGGCCCCTGATAGAATCCAAGATTATTCTTTAGGTACCCTAACAATTTCTATTCTTAACGAATTAACATCGAATTCCTCAGTGTCATCAAGTGTCAACATACATGTATTTCCAAGATTTAAAAATGTACATGTTTATGAAATGAAAGCTAGACCATGGATGCAGATAGACTGCTTTACTCATTTCTCTGGTCCTGAAGTGGTTTCTGGATTGCCAACTGAATTAGAAGCCCAGTCAAATGACCCTATCGTTTTACAAAATGATAACTCGTCAACCCACGGTTTAACTACACTTGATACAAGATTGGATGAGGTTACAAACACTCCTATAAGTAGTGATAACCAGATTTCCCACGGACTTACTGAACCTTTTTATGATTTCAAATATGCATTGGAGACTAAAATTAAGAGAGGTACAATTAATTGGGCTTCTACTGACACTGCAGCATCCGTTTTGAAAACTATACAAGTTCCATGGGGAATTATTGATAATACAACTAATGCAACTATTCAAGATATGGCCTTTAACAATTATACATACTTCTATACTGACGTGGAAGTTACTTTTCAAGTTAACGCTCCTCCTACTGCCTATGGAGCTATTTGGATCTATTTTGCACCCTTAACAAGTGATATCACTGTTGAAAGAAATGGACCATGGGTATATGGTTTAGATGGTGTTTGGTTAACCCCGAATGGGGATACCACTGCTACTTTAAAGATTCCTTTTAAGTTCTATAGAAATGTTATGAACACCTATGCTGGTGGTTCCTTGGCAGTGGAGTCATTGGGTACAATATTTATGAAAGTTACTGAACCTTTGACCTCCAATGCAGGTATTACTGCGAGTATAACGTGGTTTTCCTCTTTCAAAAATTCCTTTTTTACTATTGTCCGTCCACGTGTTTTGGCTAATCCAGAAGAGACAGCCAAGAGAATCAAAGAGGATAGGATACGATACATTGAGAGTGAAATGTCTAATATGACTAATACAGTCAATGATGGCGTTAAGAGGCACGCCGAACTTTCTCATGAACTAGATAAAATTAAATTGGAGGCTCAGTCTTCAGCTGGAGTTGTCAAGAGTGATGAAGAACCAAAACCTGGTGAATTGCAACAGAAAGTTTTTACTCAATTACCTAAGGACCAGTCTGAGCGTACTTCACGTCGTACGGTTGGGCGTAAATTTGAATTCACACAGACTTCTCTTGTTGATGTTATGCGAAGACATTGCCGTTTTGATCCATCCGTTTTTACTTTTCCTCTCCTGGGATGGGACCCAACAATTTACAAAAATAATTCAACTGTGGGTACCGATACAGCAGCACGAACTATAGTTATTCCTGTTTTTCCAATACATCGATTTGCAACTTTCTTTAAGGGGTGGTCTGGTCATCTAAAGTACCGGATACTTGTTCCTAAAGGGGGATGGTGTAGAGTCACATACGTTTCAGCCGGATCTTATGCTAAGAGACCTGGATCAACGCCAGAATTAAGTACATGTGTGGGAGATGCAGAAGGTGGTGTTAATAATGCCGTGTTAGCTACTTGGTCTGTTACAGATACTAAAGTAGTCCAACGTGAACGTTTCCAAGATGATAAGGCTACAGAGGTTTGTTTCCCACTAACTTCTAATACAAATTTCACCTCCAACCAATGGCTTGACTTTTCTGTTCCTTTTAATACTCATTTAAACTTTTTACCCACTAATCCATATAGTGACGATTTCGCATCGTCTCTGACTGGTGACCAAGTTCACAAGTTTAATCTATCTAATGGGTACATTGTTATAAAATATGGCAATAGCAATAACGATGGAGTTGGTGACATTCAGTTTTACCAAGCTGTTGGTGATGATTTCTGTCTTCATTTGTATAAACCTTATTTTGGTAATTATGTTGGACCCGTAGTTTATCAATCTGGAGTCAATCCTTACACTATGACTGGAAAGACGGTCGCATATTATGGCAACTACATGGGAGCCGCCATTACTGAGTTTTAAACTCAATTAACCCTACTGGTCAAGCTATGATTAGACAATACTATTAGTTTATGAGTCTATAGCTAGTTCTTGGGTTAGTGCAATACCATT